CTACCGGCCAACCGTCTGGGCGAGAATCACACCGTATTGTGCGGGATCGAGCCCCAGCAACTCCAACAGCGCCTCTTCCTTGAAGCTGCCCCGTGTAATGGCCTTCAGACCGTTTCCGGCGGCATAAAGGTTCACGTTCTCCGTATATCCGCCCGCATCGGCCGCGCACCAGAAACGGATGCGGTCCACCGGCTGATTCCGGTCCGCATAAACGCTGTAATCGGCCACATACACCAAATTGAGCGGCGCAGTGTAAGCGAAATCCTGCATCGCGGTAAGCTCCCGACGATCTCCTTCGATGACCCGATTCAATACATTCGCTTTCGAATCGTAACGATACACACCTTCAGGCAGGAAAGCATAGACCCGAATGGGATAGAGCGCCATAGCCGAAGGCGCGGTAAGATGCCCATCCTCCCGGTTTACCCCGGCAGCAGCCCACAGTACACCCGAAAGTTCCTCCAGAGAGAGCATCTCCGGAGAAAAGTCGCGCGACGAGCTGCGCGCCGCAAGCGCTTCGTTGATAGTCAGTCCCATCTTGGGATCCGGCGTCTTCAATTCGATCCGCTCGCCCATTTCGACGGGCGTACGGACACTCTGCTTCACTCCGGTACCGCAGGCTGTCAATGCAACCAGCGCACACATCATCAAACTGCTTGTTTTCATAATCTTTACAGTTTTTACAAAAATAACCAAAATCCTGAATTTCCGGTATCCTGGCCGAAAAAATTTTCCGATATTCCGGCCTGCCGTTCCTGAAATGAAAGTCTGAGATGGAAAATATTCGGTCGTTTTTTTGGTTTTCAGGAAATAATATCTATCTTTGCACCACGATTCGAAACCCACACGAGTTTCAGTCGATGATGGTGCCATAGCTCAGTTGGTAGAGCAAAGGACTGAAAATCCTTGTGTCCCTGGTTCGATTCCCGGTGGCACCACACAGAAAACCAGTCACTTACAGCCCTGTAGGTGACTGGTTTGTTTTTAGTCGGGCACACAATTTAGACACAAACCCAATCTAATTTCCCATTGCGGGATACCTCTCCTTCTTGCACTATTTTTCGCACTTTTTGGAATGAATCATTTCAATAAAGCTATTTTCCGACAGTGAGAATTGCTCTCCTCTTTTTTTAACGAATTTTTCCTTAAAATAATTTGCATAATGTGCCGAACATACTGACTTTTGTCGCAGAGGCTGTGAAGTCGCAGCCCACCAGTTGCAGAACGATATAACCTTCATGTAATTGTTAGTGGGTCTGTTGGCGTCGGCTGACAGACCTTTTTTGTGCGAATATGATGATTTATTCGAAACCATATAGAACGAAAAAACATGAAAGAGAAAATTCTCGTAGCGCTGAAAACCAAGTATTCTAATTTGGGGTTCGGAGCGAAGGCTCTCGACGGAGTAGCCTCCATTTTGGAAAAATCCGTCACCGATGAATCGCAAATTGAAACCGCAGTCAGCGGGGTCGAACCTTTCCTTAAAGTTTTCCAGTCTGACGCTGATCGTGCACGCACCGAGTACAACGCACTGAAAGGACTGTATGACGAACTCAAGGCAAAGAGTGAGGCATCTCCTGCAAATGGGGGCGGGCAGGGCAAAAAAAACGAACCCGACGATGAGGAACCTGCGTGGTTCAAAGCCTACAAGAAGCAACAGGAGGAGCGTTACAACGCCATCAAAGCGGAGAGCGATACTCTGAAAGCTGAAAAGGCCAAGAACGACCGGGCCAATCTCATCTCCGCAAAGGCAAAAGAACTCGGTATTCCGGAGTGGCGCATGAAAGAGGGATTCGTCATCGCCGACGATGCAGATGAAAAAACGATCGGCGACTACCTCGCAAACGTGCAGAAAAATCTGGTTACCGCAGAGCTGGAAGGGAAAGGTTCGGGATTCCCGATGTCCACGCCCGAAGCGCAGGGCAAAGAACTCGCAAAGGCGTGGGCTGAAACACTTCCGGACAAAGAGTAACCAAAACGTAAAATCATGGCAATCGTATTTGAAAAAACAAAAGTAAAGGGCGGTTTCCCCATATTCTGGCGCGGTGAGTTCGCCGTATTGCCGGGGGACTTCAAACTGAAGGGAACCTATCCCGAAGGGACAAAGATTCCCAAAGGTACGCCGATCAAGCTCGACTTCGACAACATGGAATGTTCCATATGCAAGAGTGCACGTGTTCTGTCGGGCGGCACAACCACTGCTCCACATGTCAAGAAGGGTTCCATGCTCCAAGTAGGAGATGCGGTTAAGGTCGGCGAGTCAAATTCGACCGTAAAAAGCATTGATACCAAAAATGCAGATTACGATGTGATCACGTTCGCAGCGGCCGTAACGGGTGCGACTGAAGGCGTAGATGTCCTCTCGGACGACAATCTGCCTGATGCAGTTGTCGAAACCGACATGGTCTATTCCGCCAATAACGGATTCCAGACCGTATCGGCCGGATATGCAGGTATCATCCTCAAGGATGTAGCCTATCCCGTCCCTGCTGCATGGCTTCAGGGTTACAGCCTGAAGAACAACCCCGAAATCAAGTATGTACGACAGTAAAAGAGGAGGTAAACAATGAACAAAGTATTTTATTCATCCATTTTCGGCGAACTGACTAAACAGGTGCAGATTCGCATCGATGCCGCCTCTGAACTGCGTAAGCGGCTATTCGACCAAAATATTTACGAGCGATTCCTCGACTGGGACACCCCCACCGTCGGACTGAACTTCGAGGAGTTGATCGGCTCGTACAATTTGAGCGTCGCCGCTGCAACGCTCGACTCCAAAGGTAAGGAGCCTATCATGGGAACCGAGGGACTGGAAACGATCAAGCAGAAGGTATTAACCCACCAGATGTCTTATTCGATGCCTATCGAAGAGTATCGTAAGGTGTTGCAGATTCTCGATTCGCGGATGCTGTCCGATTCGGCCAAGACACAGCAGCTCATCAATCTGATGTGGAACAATGTTACGAAGGTCGTGAACTCCGTGCAATCGAAACTGGACATCATCTTCCTCGGAGCATTGTCGAACAAAGGCGTATTCACGTTTGACGCGTCCAATAACCCAGAGGGTGGTGTGCGCGGTACGATCGACTACAAAATGCCGAGCGAGAACATTGCCACCGCGAAAACGTTATGGACGGATGGCAATAAAGATACGGTCGATACGCTGGAGGATATTCAAGCCATCCTCGATGCTGCACAGGACAAAGTTACGTTCGACCGCATTCTGCTCTCGCAGAAACGCCTGTCGTATATCCTCCGCAACAAGAAGATGAAGTTGGCGGTATTCGGTAGTGACAAGTCGTCCACACCGCTGTTGCTGGCGAACCTGAACGAGTTTATGCGTTCGAACGGATTCCCGACATTCGAAGTCATCCGCCGCATGACCCGTATTCAGGATAACGGTAAACTTACGGAGTATTCGCCGTGGAACGACAAGAACCTCGTGTTCGTACCTGCGGGCAAACTGGGCGTCATCAAGAACGCCTATGCCGACAACGAGCTGCGGCAAGAGCCGGGTGTCACCTACTCTAACTACGGACGCATCCGCATTTCACAGTGGGGCAAGGGCGAAACCGACAACTCTAACGGCGTAGAGTTCACGAAAGCACAGTCGCTGTCACTTCCGGTTATCACCGAAATCAACGGCATCTATTCGCTGACCGTAGAATCGTAGTTGTATGAAGAATTTCGAGGCAATAATATATAGTATTTTATCGGTTTTACCCTATTTTTATATTTCATATAAAAATGCTGGTTATCAGTGAATAATTCCCTAAAGATCGAATTATTGTTTTTTTATTTTCGGATTATTTTAGTAAATTTGTATGCAAATAGTATGTGCAATGTATGCAAATTTTGACCTATGTTCAAATACACAAAAGATTCGGTTTCGGTGTTCACTGTATTAGACACCAGACGCCCCAAAGCAGACGGGAAATATCCCGTAAAAGTACAGGTCGGATTCGCCCGCAAACAGAAGTATTACACCACCAGCAAGACACTATCCGTCGAGGAGTGGCGCAAACTGCCTACTACGAAGCTGCGGTCGCTGGTTCAAGTTCGGGAGGAAATAGAAGCCCGATTCAATATCGTGCGCGACTTCGTGCGGGATTTGACCGATGCGGGAAACTTTTCGTTTTATACACTCAATATGCGGTTGAATGGGGCAACAGCCGGAACGATAAACACGGCTTTCGAAGCCAAAATCGAACGGCTGAAGCAAGCGGAACGGGTCGGTACGATGTGGGTATATAAGACGACATTAAACTCCATAGAACGGTTTGCCGGGAAATCGATCCCGTTTTCCGATGTAACGCCTAAATGGTTGCAGGAATATGAGAACCACCAGCGAGAGATCGGGCGTAACACGACAAGTATTTCCATTACGATGCGAACCCTTAGAGCTATAATAAGCGAAGCGAAACACTGTGGGATCATTCGTCCAGTGGATGATCCGTTCAATAAGGGAAAATATGAAATAAAAAACGGTCACGGTCGAAAATTGGCCCTCACTTTGGAGCAAATAGGGCAAATATCCCGTTATGATGATGGCACCGAAACAACGGCAAAATACCGGGATTATTGGCTGTTCCTCTACTTGTGTAATGGAATCAACGTCGCCGACTTTATTAGGCTGAAGTTCAAAAATATTGAAAACGGCGAAATTTGCTTCACCCGTCAAAAGACTGAGCGTACAAGCCGGGAGGAAAAAACGATACGGGCCATTGTCACCCCTCCGATGCAGGCCGTTATTGACCGCTGGGGCAATCCGCCAAAGGCAGACAACTATATTTTCCCGATTTTGACAGGTAAGGAGGATGCGTTTCGCGCAAAGCTCGTTTCGCGGGAATTTATAACCAAAATAAACCTTCGAATGAAACGAATCGGGGAGGCTATCGGGGTTGGGAAGATTACTACCTATGCCGCCCGGCATTCGTTCGCTACGGTATTGAAGCGTTCAGGGGCGAATATCGCCTACATATCGGAAAGCCTCGGCCACCAAGACCTGAAGACGACGGAAAATTACCTTGCCAGCTTCGAACGAGAGGAACGAGAGAAAAATGCTGCATTACTGACGAATTTTTAATACGATTATTTGCATAATGTGCCTCGGTGCAGCACCTTTGTCATATCGTGTTATTTTAGTTGGAATGATCGGCGGGGCACATCTTATTTCCGTCGATCATTCCGTTTTTACTGCATTTCGCCTCTTGGGTGGGGTGTCCTATTTTGGTTCCGGTCGCTTGAACCCTATCGGCTGGCCAACCTTGCGGGCCTGCGGAATCTTGACCGACAGCGCCGCAATAGCTTGATAGATATTATCCAGCTCTTTCCGCATATCTTCTGAAAGATCGTTTACCGCTTCGGCATTGTCTTCGTCAGCTCGTTCCAACAATGCCAGCTTTGCCCGTATTTCGGACAGTTCCGCCGTTATCTGCGTCGTCGTGGTAATGTAGTTCCGCATCGCTACGAAAGCCCGCATAATGGCTATATTGGCATTTATGGCGATGTCGCTACTTAACAGACCGGACAGCATAGCGACGCCTTGTTCTGTAAAGGCATACGGCATTTTACGGACACCGCCCCAACTTGATGTCACAATTTGTGATTTCAAGTTTGCAAATTCCTGATTTGTAAGTTGGAACATAAAATCGGGCGGGAACCGTTTACTATTCCGTTTTACTGCCTGATTGAGGGCACTTGTTGTCACTTGGTACAACTCCGCCAAATCCCTATCCAGCATTACCCGCTGGCCTCGGATTTCGTATATCCTGCTTTGTAGCGTCGTCAGTTCCATAACAGCGACTATTATTCCCTCTCCTTTACCTCCAGCACCGTCCCGCATTTCGGGCAGGTGATTGTGTTCGATGGCTGGGGGGCGAATAGCTCCGGAACCGATACCTCAAGCGCGGCGGCGATTCTTCGCAACGTCGTGATGGTGGTATTTCCGTTTATTGCTTTCGATAATCCGACCCTGGAAATGCCTATTTTTTCGGCTAAATCCTTTTGCGTTATCCCCTTACTTTTGAGAATCTCGGCTATTCTAAATTCATTATCCATAATGTAAATATATTGTTATACGATGCAAAGATATAAATTATACTTAATGTATGCAAATTGTTGTGTAATGATTAAAAAAAGTTGTCAAAATATTTGCACGTATGAATAATTATTGTTTACTTTGCATTGTCAAAAGATAACAACAGGTTTACAACAATGAACACTACCGCTTACAATCAATTCGCAAAGGAGATCGCCCACTACATTAACTACCACTGTGACGGAGAAAATAAGGGCTTCGAGATCGAGTACGAGGGGTTCACGGCTTCTGTAAGCTATAAGGCCGAAATCAGAGAGGATGCCGGGGATTATTGGACGGCTCCGAGCTGGGCAATAGAGAAAGAGCGCACGACGGTAGCGGCCGTATGGGATGAACAAGGGAACGAATACCCGGAAATCGCAGAGGCTTTGCAAGTGCTGTTAAACTAACGAGGGGAACCGGGGCAGACTCAACCACCGCCCCGCAAACTCGAAAAACAAGTTAAATAAACAATTTAATACAAACAATGAAAAGAAACGATTTACAAATGATTATGCGCCGGGCGTGGACAATTGCCCGGACAACGGGCAAGACCTTCAATATCTGCCTTGTCAAGGCTTGGAGCCTTTACCGCCTGACGCAGCGTATGCGGGCGGGTGTCGTTCGGTTCGCCTATGAGAAAGCCGACGGGACATTACGCAGGGCGGCGGGTACGTTGCACGAAGTGGCGGCCACGATCAAGGGCACCGGCCGACCAAATGACGCTCTAACGATTCGTTATTACGACGTTGAGGCCGACGGCTGGCGCTCGTTCAAGGTAGAGAATTTCGTAACGGTATATTAAAACCCGCCCCAGCCCTTGCGGTTTCAAGAAAAAGGGCTATATTTGCACTATCCTAAATTCTACATGATATGATTATTTTCGACGTACAATCTGCCGTCTATGGTGTGGGTAGCGGAAACGCCCCAGCGCTTCATGTAGAGCGTAGGACACCTAATGACGGCTTTTTATTTATCCCAAATCTACATGTTACACTCTCAAAAACCGGGCACGCCCGTGCCCGCCGTCTCCGTCGTATCTGACGGAATCCATCGCCCCAAAATGGGCGATATTCAAACTCTCCCGATTAGCGCCAACACCCGTAAATGGCTGTCTGTATTAGATGCGGCGTACACATTGTACGCGGCATTTAACAAGGCACCTACAGAATCCATCCCGAAACGCGGTGATCCATACTGCGAGGTGAACCGCTCACTCGATGTGATAATCTCCACGCTGGAGAAGTTTTTCCTGCATTATTCTCTAATGTCCGACTTGGACCAAAATTGTAACCATTAAACAGCTAACGATCATGATGAAGAATAAAACCGTTGGTAACCTTGCTAATATCCAGGTTTACCGCGACGAGGTTCACAGGGCGGCGGGGCAAGCGCCCGAAATTACTTATTATCTCGGTTGGGGAAAATATGATGTACTGCAAGGCGATCCCCTTACTTTCGAGGAGTTAAAAGCCCTTCACGCCCTTATGGGGCGTGTAATCGAACAGAATACAACAACCGAATAACAACTACGACGATGACAGATATAACACTGATGAAAACGAACGATTACCGTCTGGACGGTGACACCGAAACGTGGAATCTCGCTTTGGGCGGCAATGATTTTTCCACTATGGACAACGATGACCTTGCCCGTCTGCGGGATATGATTGACGAAGTGTTGAATGAGGGGAAAGGAGGTGCACAATGATTTACGAACTCTCTTTTGACGGCTATCGGCTGGGGTTATTCCCCACCGAGGCCGAGGCCGTCCACCGGGCGGCCTACCTGCCGAGCGGGTGCTATACGATCCGCGAATGGACCAAAGACGGCGAATTTTTGATATTCGATCCGTCAGTTAATTTAGAACGTGAAATAAACAAATAAAATACAAAGATTATGAATAAGATGTGTGTGAATAAAAGAGCAGATATAACGCTGATCGGATCGGCTTTCGAGGCCGCAGGTTTCCGTTGTGTCCGGATCCGCACCGAATGCGAGGCCGAGCACCGCACAAAAGGTGGTGATCCCCGTCGGCACGGGATGCTGGTTCTCGACGGTGACCGAGTGATATTGGAGGTATTGCGGTCGAGACCGACTAAAAAAGATAATCAACTCACAATCCCGCCTCAATCATGAACCGAGAAAATGACATATCGAACCGTACCCTATTTTTGATTCGGTCGGTTTGAAATGATAAACAGAAAGCCGAGTTCCCTCGGCTTTTTACATTCTCGCATCATATATCTTTTCTACATTCAGCTCCGTTCCGGTCAATGTAAAATATATATTCTGGAGCTGGTGCAGATACTTTATGGGCACATCCACATTGCAATCGTCGATTTCGTCTTCCACCTGCCAACAGAACCCTTCTTTTTTAGGAGATAAGCATATCACACGGGGGATGATATAGTAGTCAAATCGTTGGTAACAGTCGCTAAATTCTTTCTCAAAGCCGCATTTTTCCAATAACGTTGGAGTCAAACGTATAGGCCTAACATCTCATAATACTACTTTATCTAAAATCTCATGATAAAATCCGGCTTCCTTAATTAGCATCTCACCATGAAATAACGTCATGTCTGCACGCGTAATTTCTGCAATATACCCAATTCGCTCAAGATGGGGGTTATACACTAAATTGCCTATTCGAAATGATCGAATATTCAGAGACGGTTCCATATTACATTTCATATTCTAAAACGCATCGAATTCGATGCGTTTATTACTTTAGTTTCATTTGTGTTTTTAAGTTGAGAACTATTTATTCCTCCTCGTTTGAGGTGTCGCATGTAATCGGTTTCGTCGATTTTACCGCTGAAGTAAGGTGCGCTGTTTCGGGTGGCGGATTGTCGGGCAACGTTCCGAGGTATTGCCGAGCGTTGAGGGGTGATACGACAGAGTGTCCGAGTTGGCTTTCGAGTTGTTGTCGGGCAACTTTAGCTACTGTACCGCCCCGTTTGGCGACGTTGGCGTTGGCCTTGAAACCTATTGGATTTTCGTTTCGGGAAAGTTCGGTAGCAGAGGCCTCGGCCAATGAGTTCAACAGCAGTTCGACATTGGTCATATTATCCCGCAGGTTCTCCTTTTTCAACCCCTTGTAACGTTTGTAGGCTTTCGTGGTACGTCCGGCCCACTCCTTCGTGATAATGTCCGTAAGGGTGGCATATTGCGTTCCATCAACGCCCCCGCGTTTCCACTCGTCAGTGAGAAGTTTACGGACTTCGATACTTTTCAAGCGTTGGTTAATCCATGTATCCGAATATCCAAGGCGTTTATAATCGGCTACGGCCTGCTCAATAGATAACTCAGGGTCTTGCATTTGGTCGAGGCGGTCGCTTGCCACCTGCGCCATCCATTGCTTGAAAGGCTCGGCTTTCTGTGACGGAATCGACTGGATAATCCGCAGGACGGTTTTCACATCTCCGGCCAGCGTCTTGCGCATCACTCCCGTTTCTGACCTCATGGCTATCTGGGGACAATTTGTCCCCACGAACGAGGCGAGCGCTTCATCCCGCTTGCGCATCTTCTTGAAATAATCGGTCGGATTCACGGTGTCCGTCAGAGCGGAGATCACGTCGAGAACGGAAAAATACCACGTCTCCGTCCGCTCGTCCCAAACGGTGCGCACCTTGCGGTCCTCGAACAACTGTATGGCCTGCTTTTGTGTCATAGGAATGTAGTTTTATTTATTCCTTTTCTTTTACCTCCAGCACCGTCCCGCACTTCGGGCAGGTGATTGTGTTCGTCGGGTACGTTGCTACTCTTCCGCCTTTTGCTCCGCTTGTTGGAATCCAATTTTGCGGGCGGGTTTGCGTGCCTGCGGTATCTTGACCGACAACGCCGCAATAGCGTTGTAGATATTATCAAGCTCCTTGCGCATATCTTCCGACAGATCGCTGACCGCCTCGGCATTGTCGGCGTCCACCCGCTCCAGTAACGCCAGTTTCGCCCGAATTTCGGCCAACTCGGCCGTTACTGTCGTCGTGGTCGTGATGTAGTTCCGCATCGCTACGAAAGCACGCATAATAGCGATACTTACTTGTATGGCAACGGAGCTTTTCAAAACAGCCGATAACATAGAAACGCCTTGCTCGGTAAACGCATAGGGGTTGCGGCGTAAACCCATCGTGATGGAATTGGTTATCACAATTTGTGATTTCCAATTTTCAGTTTCGGCATCTGTCAGTTGAAACATGAAATCGGGCGGAAAGCGTTCGATATTACGCTTTACCGCTTGATTGAGAGCGCTTGTTGTTACTTGGTACAATTCCGCCAAATCACGGTCCAGCATCACCCGCTGGCCCCGTATTTCGTAAATCTTGCTTTGGATAGGTTGTAGTTCCATGGGTAGGTATCGTTGAGGTTATTCTGCCTTGATGGTTATCGACTTCCCGCAATGCGGGCACGTGATTGCTCCCTCTTTCGAAGCGGCGAAAAGTTCCGGCACTTCAACACCCAAAATATCGGCTATTTCTTGCAATCGTTTTAACGGCGGATTTCCGTTGTCACCAATTGCAATACTTAACCCCGTTTCAGTCATTCCGAGACGCGCCGCCAACTCTTTTGCGGTCATTCCTCGTTCCTTCAATAATTCTTTAACTCTCAT